CAACGCGAGTCAGACCTGCAGGAGCGGCATCATCGGGGAGTTGATAAAACCCACTTAAAGTCGTCATGGATTACCGCTCAAACTTGCTCCTCCCAGGTGAGGGAGCTGCTCACATCCATCGTACCCGTTGCACTGTTGGCAACTACATAAAGAGCGTCGCCAGATGCAGAAGTCAACGGATAGGACAGATAATCTTTGTTATACGCGAAGTAGGGAGATAGATCGATATCGGTGCCACCCTGGCCGACAAAGAACGTTGCCACGGTGACGCCGCCGCTAACGATAGGCACGGTGCCAGAAGGGACGTCGGCGTATTCGACGGGGCTCAACGTACCGGCGCTGGTGAACGAGGCAACGCCCGACACATAGACGGGGTTCTTGATCAGTTTGACCGTGCCACGAGCGCCAGCGCCAACACCCAGGCGGGTCGGGTAGACCTGCATCCGGTTGCGAACACCGTTGACTTCATTCTTGACCCGCAGGGCCAGTAGAGCTTCGCCAGTGGTGTTTACGCCGCGATCGCGAGCGTTGCTCTGGGATCGGGCAACAACGGTCCCGGTGTCGCCGCCGTCGATGTAATACGAAGCGCCGTACTTGTAAACGGCGGACTCGTTGGCGCTATTAAACTTCTGCGCGACATAAGTAATCGGCAGAGTTGGATTTGAGAGACTCGGGCTAACGAGTTGATTCGAAGTGCGGATATCGTGAACCCGAACCCACGAGGCGTTGCCTGTAGAGGTCGAGTCGGGAATGTAAGCGAAGAAACGAGCGCCGACTGCCCCGTACCAGGAGTAGTCGACCTTCAGCATGGTGACTTTGGTGAAGTCAAAGTCCCAAACAGAGGTATCTGTCTGCAGGTTGCCGTTATCGTCAGTAACAGCAGTACCGTCGATGTAGGAAACTAAAGGAGTATTAGCAGTGCCGCTAGCGTGCAGTGTAAAACTATTCTTTCCAGGCGTCCGATCAGAGTAAAAGAGGGTCGCAGTTTGAGCATCAAGACGATCCCCTGAAAAGTAACGCCGAGGAACACGATACTCGTAGGTGTATTGGTTACCGCTAGCAACCGTTAGGAAACTCGACGAAACAGTCGTCGTACCATTCGATGAAGCGTTACTACCGATATTGACGCCGCTAGTAGCGTTCCGGAGACTGCGATCGTAAAGAGCAGCGTGAACATAAGTGAGACCGCCACGAACGATAACCAGATCGCTGCCGGCAGTACCGACATCGCCATCGCCAGCGTCCGGAGTGCGGATGCCAGGAGCGTTAGTTTCGAATGCGCTACTGCGACGCACGCATAAGAAGTTGAAGTTCTTATTAGTGCGGGCATCTCCGGTGAAGTCCTGAGCACCGCCCTGAACTTCCCAGTAGTAACCATCTTTGCCGTCAAAAGCGCCGGCTTTCTTGACGTCAGTCGCATCAGTCGACTCAGAGAAGCGGACGCCGAACGTAGCGGAACTAACTCGGCCCGGCTGATAACGGAAGAACCTTCGGCTGCTCAGAGTCTGAGTAGCGCTGCCGCTAGCTGCAGGAAGGAAAATCTTGGCTGCGCTTTCACTGGCAAGGTGAACGGTAGAACCACCGCCCGTGCTTGCCCACTCGTTGGGGTTGACGTCGTAGGTGGTGACGTCGGAGAAGATACCGAGAGCAGTTTCGGTACGGGGGATACCGAGCAGACTCAGGCTGACTTCCGAGATCTGCTGGTTCTGAATGCTGACGGGAACAGCAGATTGGTCGCTGGCAACAACAACGGGCAGGCTCTCCTGCATCGTCTGTTGACCCTTAGGAATCGGGGCCGACCGACCAATAGTGATTACCGTTGCGTTTACGTCAGCCATGTTTTAAAACTTCCGTCAGGGGAGAGTGACGAACACGATTCCTCTCACCATTGTATCGACTCTACGCGAATAAAGAGCGATACCGGTCGCATATACGCCGGTTGCCGCCACATTTGTGCCCGAAGTCGAAAGTTGAGGAATAGCGAACTGGTAAGGAACTGAAGATGTAATTAGGTTCAGTTGATTCTGACCGCTTGAGTTAGTCGGATACAGAACGTTATAAACATTGGCGGGAAGGCCGGACACAGCCACGCCGCTGATGATCACGGAGTCGTACCGCGAGATACCTGGATAGGTGGTCGTTACGACAGCCAGAGTGCCAGAGGCACTGTTAGTGAATCCGGAGACACCAGCCGCGAGCTCATCGTGAGTGCGCTGAACATCCCAATAGATCTGCTGACCAGAGGTCGCAGGGAGAAGAGCAGTCTGAGCGGACGAGGCCCAGACCCGAATATAACCAGAGCCGGGAGTAACAACGGTAGTGTTGAGATCGGTGATGACGTCGTAAGTCGACGTACGTGCGTAGGAGTTTACAGTGGAATTAGAGAGATTAGCAGGAGAGCCATCAGCCTCCTGTAAATACATGTAAAAACCGTCCCAGGTGTCGCCTCGGATCAAATTGAGGTTGATCTCAGGAATCGAACGGTTGATCAGCTGAGTGGTGTCAGGAAGCCCGGTGACCGAAGCGCCGTCGACGATGGTGAGGGAACCACCGCTAGGTACAACGATACCGCTAGCAGTCAAAGTGCCGGTGATCGTGTCGCCGTCAGAGTTGACGAAACGATCGTCAAGTACACCAATTTGAACGCGTTTATTCTTATTTGCGTCTAACGCTTCTGATACGTCTACAACAGGAAAATAGTCACCGCTAGCAACGGTTGTAAGACTATTAAACTGAGAAATCTTTTCTGAAGCCACGTTGCTCAGCCCTCTTGCTCAATTATATCGCCGTCTTCAGTAAGAATCGTGTAAATTCCTTCGACAGGGCTATCTTCAGTGACGATGTAGGGAATTGATACGTCAGCTAACAGTGACGCCGAAGGTTGCAACACAACACCCGATGTAGAGGTAGCTCGGGCGAAGGCAGCAATATTTGCTGAACCGTAGAGAGTGTCGCTAAGACCCGACACCATTGGGTAATAGCTGGTGTAGTAATCTCCCGGAGAGTTACTTAGGTACAAGTAATCACCGGGAGTAAGACCCGAAAAGGTATGGACTTCGCCGTCGACGACGACTTGAACCGGTGCGTGTAACGACCCAGAACTAATCGCTACGCCTACAGCTTTAAAACGGGTGGCGTCACCAACAACGGCTTTGCGGGCCACGCTGTTCGAGGTAACTGCGACGATATCGCCGACTTCGATACTCTCTCCAGCCCTAAAGATGGTTAACGCCACTTTCCTACAAGAGTTTAACCAAGTCTACTCACTTTCCTTGGCCCCTCATTTTTTTACGACCGTGATTCGGTTTGGAGTGCAGGCCATGCCCTTGGCGAGTCTTTTTCGGTTTGGATTGGATCAGAGCTTGGCCTTTAGGCTTTGCCATGTGAAGTCATGTGAGACCAGCACATTCTACACGGAGATCCAGTCGGTGCCGTCCCATACCTTGAGCACGGATTCGTCAGTGGAGTACCAGAGCTCACCTTCTTTCTCTGGGATCGGGGCGCCAGTCGAATACGATGCGCCTTTGTCGCCGGGCGCGGTCTCGTACCAACCGCTGGTTGTAGCGTCGTAAATAAACAGAGTACCGATCTGGGTGTTGTACCAGAGCAGACCGTCTCTGGTGGGGCTGTTAAGTCCAGTACCAGACGGTGCATATGCACCCTTGATGGCAAACGCATCTGCGTTCGTCTGATACCAATCCCCAGAAGCGTATACGAATAGTCGACCTTGGTTGGTATCGTACCAAAGTGTGCCTTCAACACCAAGAGGTGCGGTACTCTGAACGTTAACTGCCACGGCGGCTCCGCTCAGAGTTGCCGAGGTGTTGATGACGGTCTTACCGGGGATGTACGTGAAGGCAACGTTGTTACCGGCGCCAAGACCCCCAGACGTGATTACACCGTAGTTTGCGTTAACAACAGAGACACCGCCACTCTCGGTGATATAAATTCCAGAACCGCCGACAACACCAGGAGCAATACCGCTAATCGATGCGTTTAAGTCCTCTAGAGCGCGTACAACTCCCTCGAAGTTCCAAGGGTACCCGTAAGGGCACTTAGTATACGAGATCGTGCCCACGCCGCTAATTGTGTCGATAATGTTTTCGATTACAGTAACAATACCCGTAAAATTGTGCTCATGTAGAGCACGGGGTATAGCACCGTGTACTGGGCAGGGAGGATTATTGATTTCCGGCATCAGAAAGTGAAACCCTCCCTCCTAAAGTTAAGTTTAGCTTACTGATTGAGCTTTTAAACGCTTTGTCCTTTTGGCGCTGATCCTTTTAACGGCATCGACAGAGATATTTAAAAGCTTAGCGATTTGAGGACACGAGCTGCCCGTAGCTAACAGATTCTCAACTTCTTTTGTCCGCCATGAGTTCTGGCGACGCAGATCGATTAGCTCTTTTAGCTTTTTAAATTCCTCAGTTGTTGCACCTTTGTGCAGTACTTGACGGACGCGTTCCCGAGTAATGCCTTCTTTATCTGCAATTTGTTGGTAGGTCAGCCCGTCACAGTAGAGCTCGTAAAAGCGCAGGAACCGATCACGGCGGCTCTGGGCGCCTTTCCGCTGCATGTTGAACATGATTTTGATTTGGGTGCTCCGAGAGCTTACCGGAGGCGGCGCATCGTGTCAACCTCTTCGTGCGTGAAGCCCTCTTCTGCCAACATCCAAGCAGGTACGTTAGACAGGAACGCCTCTTCTTTACAGCGGTCCCAGAAGTCAGTAGGAGGTGCCTTAGGAGCTCTCGCTTCCCAGCAGACTTTAAAAGTCATGGTAGGTGTAGCAAGTTTTGGATATCCAGATGTTAACACAAGGTTTTACCTATAGTTGTCGTGATTACCCCCACGGTTTGCAAAAGTGAACCCTCTCGACAAAAACTTTCTCTGAATGCCCTCTACTTAACGTAAATTGCATCTAAATAGCCTTAGCTACGTAATTAAAAATAATCGTCTTAAATAAACTACGCTCAATCGCAATTAGCACGATTTACACCGCAATTTAAATGAGCGAAAACCAGTGAGACTCATGCGTCGCGCAATTTACGTTAAGTAGAGCCTTTAATAGAAAAACTTCTTTTTAGAAGGGCTCCCGACACGCTATGCTTAGGTGAGCTCCATAGCACTAGGTGCACTCCATGTCTCTCAGCACACTGATTTCCGTCTTCGGTCTCCTCGTCCCAATCGATCCCGGTGAGACTCAGGGTGAGATTCTTCAAACCGAGACCCTCGACCACTTCCGCGTCGACACATACGTCAACGCCAAAGCACTGACTTGCAAGTGCCGCCGCTTTAACCAGATCTGCCTGCACCCCGAGGACTTTAAAAAAATCAGACCTGTATCCGGTCTGTTTGCCTGCCCGATCTGCCTAACCGAGCTGAAGACCGCTAAATCAGACTCTGATCGGATCGCAGCCTGGTTCGCTCAGAACCGTCACGAGATCACCCATGACGCTCACCTGTATCTTCCGAACTGCTTCAGCCGTCTTGTCGATTCACACGACAAGATCCTGATGAGACCACGCCGATTCGTGTTCGCGAAATTTTATGGTGTTGAACTGTCCCGCAAGGACAAAATTTTAACGACGTGTGGTGATCCAGAGTGCATCAATCCATATCACATGATGCGAGCCAAGAGCCCAGCTGCTAAAGTCACGCCTGAGATCAGGCTCGACGTCCTTACGTGGACTCAAAAAAATCTACCCAATCAGATGATCAAGGACTTAATCGAGATCAAGCACAACAAATCACTGTCGCTACGAACGATTTCTACGATAAAGAACTCCGCGCCTGTGTAAGGTTCTACGCCGAAATCCTGCATCTGCTAAACTACGCCCAACCGTTGTCAGCCAAAGAACTAACAGCTGGGCTAAGAACATCCAAAGATCATGTTTTTAAAAAGCTGAAGCGGCTCAAAAAATACGGTCTGGTTAAGCAGATTGAATTTGAGTCGCATGTTCTTTACTGTATCGACGGTAGATTTAACCCCTTAATTCACTCAGTTTTAAACGAATGAGTTTTACTGCTCCCGTAAAGCCCTGCCTCTGGGAAGAGCGTTACGTAATCGATAACCTCCCGACTTGGATCTACACCGACAACAAACAACCCACAGCGCTCGACGAATGCCGGGCCAGGATCTCGTCAATCGAATACACCATAAAGGACATCGAGCTTCAGATCGAAATTCGCGAGCTGGAGTTAAAGACAGGTAGCTCTAGGCACTCCAATAGCTTTGACTACGAAAAGTGGAAGGGACAGGCACTACGAGCTAAACAGACCCATATGTACCTTCTGAATGCTTATAAATACTGGCTAATCCTTAATGAGCGAGAAGTCAACACCTCTAAAATCGACTACAAACTGACGAATCTCATCCGTCTCTTGATTGACGAACCTCAAGACTTTGCAACACAACTGGAAAACCTCCTGTAAAGTAAAGCCACCAGACCAGTAAGAAAGGCCGGTGTCTGGTACCCTGAGGGTGTTCTCCGATTTTTGCCTTTTCTCGGAGACGGTAACTGAACACCGCTGCCTAGTACTGGGTGGCGGTGCAGCCCTTTTTAAAACAACATGGCACAACAATCTGAATTTCTAGAAATCCTGAAGGTGTTGAACAACATCGACACCTCACTTCAAATGATCGCTAATTCAAAAAGCGGGAAGATCACCACGGCGTTCATTTCTAAAAAAGCTTTGGCGGTGCGCTTAGGTATTCCTAGTGTGCGTATAGACAAATTGATACATCAGGGTATTGTTTCAGGAGGCGCTTCGGGGTTAGTTGAAGGGCGTCACTTCTGCAAACTAGATCCTTCGGAAAACAACCCTTCGAACTTCCTGTACGACTCGACTAAAGTGTTGAGCGACGCCTGGAACAATTTTTCAAATTACGACAATGAACAAGTTTCGTGAGATCGGCGAACAGCTCAAGAACATGCTGTTCGGTAAAAGTGAAGTGAAGAATCGTGTTTCCGAAAACACGGTTCGTATGATTCTGGGCGACGTAACCACGCTGTACGCAGAATTCCGCAAAGCCAAAGGTGCGGGTGCTTTGTTCTTTAACCCATCTAACTCTGAAGCAAGTCAGTACATGACTGTTTCTGAAATTGCTAAGGACAGGGCGCTAGCTGAAGAGATGTTGAATGACTCTTTGGCGGACTGTCTGTCTCAGTTGATCAACGTCATCGACAAAGAAAAAGAAACAGATGCCCCCGTGGTTGTAATGGTCGCACCATTTGGTTTATCGGTGCACGTCATTGATTTAGATAAAGTAGATCAGTTGATTAAGGAATACTCAGAAGATGCCTTGCGCCGTTGAAGATTACATATCGCCAGTCAATGTGCTGGCGACAACGGCTGCTTTTTTTGGCGGATCTATCGAGCTTGATCCCGCATCCAGCGAAAACGCGAATACGTACGTGGGTGCTCAAAAATATTTTTCTCCGCGTGAAAACGGTCTCAAACAGCCGTGGAAGTCAAAAAACGTCTATCTATATCCGCCTAAGAGCGTGCTGTACTCCAACGAACAACCGCCTGAGTACAGACTTTACGTAAAAAAGAGGAGATTCGTTAAATCAGCTCAAAGGATCTGGATGGAGGAAATGCTTCGTCGCTACAGAAAAGCTGAATTTGACGAAGGGATCCTGTTTTTAACTTCTTCAGAAGTTGCCTTAATTACCACGCAGCGGATCGGGCTTGATCTTCCCGTTTGCATTATGAAAGATCACCCCAGAATTCTGACCGATACGAAAGACTTTCAAAAAGTAAACACCAATAAATGCTTTGGTTTTATTTTTTACTTTCCTAGTTTACTTAAAACTGAGAATAGGGTCCTGGAGTTTTACGAGGCATATAGTCCTCTGGGGCGCGTATACTGCTGAGCGATGTTACGCTAGGGAATGTATTATCCGGACCAAAGTCATCCCTATTAGCGAATCCTAAACCTACAGGAGAGTGCCTTGTACGTTCTACCTCACGTTCGCGTTGTAGTTTTTTAGTGTGCTCAGCCGGAGACTCCGACCAAACACTACCAGCCATTCTGATTACATCTCTGCTGCGAAAACGATAGTCGTGCTTAGCGAATGGGGCTTCGGCGTGAAACCCCACACGGCGTTCATGTTTTGACGCAGGGATGTGCATCAAATGTTATAGGTGTACAGATCCTTCATCGATCCGACATCAGAACGAATAGTTTTAGGGCGTGTAGCCATCATCATCGCCATGGGATCTAACTGTAAGTTAGTAGCGGCACTGCCGGCGAGACGCTCAAATTGCTTTTGGGGTTCATCGAGAGTTTTATATAAACGGCCGCTTACCTCACCAGCCACGTTGCTGATGCCTTGTGCATACTGTTGAGCACTCTGCATCAACGAATCACGCAAACGTTGATCAGACGCGGATCCAATTAAACCTGGATCAAAGTTGCTCAACATATCCTGATACTTCTGTTGTGTCGCTTGAATCGTAGGAATCTCGCCGAACTGAGATTTGGCTGCCGAAATGTAGTCAGGCAGAGTTGTACCAGCAGCACCCTCAAGTGTTTCCAGCTGACCTAAAGCTTTGTTTTGATATGTTTTAGAGCGACCTTTAATATCTTGATACAGCTGCTGCTGTTGCTTTTGAGCTTCCTCGACGGAGGCTTTAGCAGCTTCCATAGCCTTTTGTTGAGGAGAAGCGCCCATGATTACTACAGCTCTGAATCAAGTATAACAATCAACCTAACAGTTTTCTTAACTGCTCAGTCACACGAACCTGACCTCCCGGAACGGCAAAGTGCACGTGTTCGTGATGTCCTCCCACAGGGTCATAACCTGGGTGAAACACTTCCGCACCGGGAACAGCAGACCTAAGCGCTTCCCCTAACTGTTTTGTTCGTGTTTTCCAATCGCCTTCGCCCCAGTCTGTAATGTCTAAAGCGTGGCCAGCGTAGTGATGAGATTTAGGAGCGTGTTGCCCGACTTTTCCAAATGCTGGGTGCTCTCCTATCCGAAATCCCTTCTCCTGCAAGCGTTTTCCAAGATCAACAATGCTCATCAGTTCCCCTGTGTTCTGAGAAGCGGAAGCAGTTACACCAGAAGTGGGAGTAGTAGCAGCACTGGACGCTGCCTTGTTGTACTCACTTTCCTGTCGCTTGAGATCGAGTACGTCTTTTAATAAACCAAAAGCTCCTGTAGCCGCACCGCCATCATTCAACATCGATTGAAGCGCTTTAGTCTCATAGTCTTCTACGACGTCCGAGTCACCAGCATCGACATCAGATGCCACGGCGAGATAACGCTGCACTTCAGGTGTGAACTCAGCAGACTGAGGCCCTAACGATTGAACAGCGAACTTCTGTAGAACACTATTAAGTGCTTCCTGAAAGTTGAATTTAGGTTTCTGCGGAGTGCCAGTCTGTTGAGCAGTCGCTTGCCTCGTCTGCCCAGCTTGAACAGGAGTGGAGCCTAAAAATTTCTGAAGCTCAGCAAAGGATTTAACGGGCTGACCATAGTAACTTTTACCTTGTAACGTCGGGAGAGAGGCCCACTCTGGAGCTAATTTTGCGACAGTTTGCGGCGTAGGACGATCTGCATAGGGGTTAACGCCACGGCGCTCAATCAGTTCAAGAGCAGCTTGGTCTTGGGCGCTGGGACTGAAGTCTCTAAGACCAAGCTGCTTAGCCACACCCGCATAAGTGCCGGGCATAAATTGGTAACGTCCGGCAGCCGCGCTACCTCTTGGAAAAGTAGGCGTGGTAATAACCCGATCCGGGTGACGGCTGAAATCCGTAAAGCGACTGCCACCGAACATTACGTCATAGCCTGCACCCTTTCGAGCACGATCAGTACCTTCTGCGTAAGCAATTAGGTCTAACCACTGTTGTGCTACCGGGTTTGAAACAGGCATCTTTTTAATATCCTTACGTCAATTTTACCGTCTCTATCTACTCTTTAACGGAGAGGTCTTCATCGTCAAAGAGATCGACGTTCGTGTCTACACACACTCCGATTTGATCCATAACAGTTTTATACGCACGTTCCTTGCAGATCATTTTGATGACGATCGTCCAGAAGAACTGGTCCCGCTTAGCCGGGTCGTCAATAGATTTAGCTCGATTACGGATGCGCGTCAAAACGAACTCGTCTTCGACGTGTAAACCGCAGGACAGCTCTGTCCTGCCGTTGCGCTGCTTACCCACGGTCGGAATCTCGGCTTCCCTAATGCTAGCCCAGATTACCTTACAGTATTAAAGTGCACAGGGCTCACCAATTTTTACACGACCAATAGCCTGCTGTAAGTTTACTTTTCTTCTCATCACAGCTATGGCGTGATCTGAAAGCTTTCTTGCGATCTGGGTTATCGCTACGATTTTCCATATTCGGATCACCAAATCGCACGAGACGGACCTTGTTCCCTTCTTTGGCCGCAACGGAGTACTCCTTGCCACTCTGAACGTCGCGTTTCGGCTGGTTATATCCTTTAAAAACCTCCCCAGCGATCCGGATCACGTTGAGTCTCACGCACTAGACTCATCATACTTACAAAAAGCTTAAATTGACGTTACAAAGCCCGGAGACCCAGCACCACAGCGCGAATAGTGGTACCATAACTCAGTAACTTTTCTTCCGCATACACAATGTCGGACGGTAAAACCTTGCTCACCATTGCTGAAACCGCTGAACTTTTGAACTGCAGCTCTGGTTTTGTGCGCAAGCGCATCGCTTTATCTGAAGCAAACCAACCCGGAGGCTGGCCCACCTCCGTGTACGTGAACCTGCAACCGAATGGTGCAAAGTCCCTGTACCGCATCAAGAAAGACGCACTCGAAGAGTATCTGCAGGGTACTTCTGCAGCTAAAGTAGATACTGTTGAAACCGAAATGGCTCTCGCAGCCTGATAACAAATGACATTCTCTGGTTCTTTTGAATCCACGCCGGCGTCTGAGCTCGTTCCCTCGGAAACAACGGTAGTAATTCAAGAACTAGAGGAGCGAAGGGTCACGTTGGAGGATTTGTTAATCCAACTCGTGGCCCTTTCGTCACATCTGCACCAGATTTACACTCAATCGCACTTAATTCATCTCAATATCGAAGGACCTCTGTTCCTTCCGCTGCACAAATTCCTCAAGAAGCAGTATTTCGCGCACATCGACCAGTTTGATCAGGTTACGGAGTTCGTCCGGACCATGGACACGCTCATGCCGATGTGCGAAAAAGGTCTTTTAGGTGCTTATAAAGGTTTCAAGCACGTAAAATCGTACGAAGCTCGCGAAATGTTGATTACTTACCTGCAAAACCTAGAGAAAATCGGTATGCAGGCGAAGGAAATTGGCGAACTGGCTCGTGAAATCAAAGCTCCGGATGTAGAAAACTACATGGCGGAGCTCGTAGGCCAGATGTTTAAAGCTTCCTGGATGTTAAAAGCGACTCTACGCGGTTAAACCTGAGCCCAGCCAGCAGCAGTATAAATATAGAGCCCACTCGGGGCTGCTGTTTGATAAAACAGTGTCCCTTGTTGGGCAGATACCGGCAAAGCTGCGTCGATCGCAGCAACAGGAATGCCCGTGGCAATCACGGTGCCACTAGATAACAAACTGCCGGACGACAGAATCGCGGTGGAAGAGGTCTGAGCGAATGTGCCACTAGCAAAAATAGCTCCGGACGCGAGTAAAGCCGTATTCGCTTGGGTCGCAAAGGCAGCCGAATCAGCGTACCCAGCTCCAATTTTGACCCACGTGGAACCAGTCCAAACATTTAGGTAAGAGTTTGGGCTACTGCTATCTGTCCAGAGTTCCCCGACCGAATTACCAGGAATACCCGCAGGAGTTGAGTTTGGTGCGGTAGTGCCGTAGTGCGGGGGTCCAATTTTACGGATAGCTCCTCCGGTGTCTTCAAAATAAAGACCAGGGTCAGTAGCACCTCGCGAAATAGCGAGCTCGCCTCCCTGTACAACAACACCGCTAGGTCGATCAGATGAAAGACCGGAGCGCTTGAGAAGTAAAATAGAAGGAGTAGATGTCATCAGTACGTTCCACCATTGATGAGAGACGGGAAACCAACTGGTGGTATTAGAACACCGTTGGCGTACTCGCCCCCGTCCAGTATATTAGTCGGCTGCTCCACCAGAACACCGTTTTCGTACGTTCCGCCGTCATAGGTGATTAAGTCGTCGAAGTTGATAGGAGCAAACGGGTCGAACTCGTCGACCGTAAACATTTCAAAATAACCCTTGTTAATTGTTGAAGGTCCAGTTAAATCCCCGTAATTTAATGTCTTAGACATCATATTATACATATCTGGATATGTCATGTGAGTTGGCATATCGTCTTTCGTTGGCGAGTACCGTTGCCACCAACGGAGATCCTTCTCCCGACGAAGAAAATCAGACTGCTTCTTAAGATCGCGATCAAACTTTTCTCGGTAGTACTCGTTCATCGGTTCGTCCGTAGGCTGTGGTAGCCACGGCGCCGTCATGTTTTCTTGACCGTACTTACGTTGTAAGTCCCACATAGCGGCGTAAATGTGCTTACACCATTTCGGCTGGTAATAGAAGAAGTTAGGGTCAGAATAAACAGGTTGAGTGTATCTAGGTATGTTGTAAATCTGATTAGTGTATATAAAACCAAATGTTCTAGCAAAACCGGGATTATCCAACGAATTAGAAATACGATTAGTCTGATCAACACCCGCGTCGTAAAAACCAGGCGCCGTGTTCAAGACGCCTGTGTAGGGGTATTTACGTTTAATAGAAGCTTGGTAGAGATCAAAACCTTCCCTACCTAAAAAATCCGGGCACGTACATTGAGCTCGCATCTCCGTCGTCAGGTACTCACCAACAGCGGGTGGACCGGACGCAGGAATCGTCATTTTATTTTCGTCAACAACAGACCAGCTGTTATCTGCTGAAAACGAGAGAAACAATGTATTGAAAATAGGAGCATAAGAAGGTCTAGCAGGCACACCATTAATACCCACGGCAGTAACTGTGTAATTATTGAACCCAAACTTTTTATCTGTCCCGTCCGAGTTGAAGCGATTAGAAACTACTTCTCCCGTAAAGAAGGAAATTGGTGCCCCGAAGTTGCTGCTCAGACGAACAGCGTAAGTGGTCTCGTTGTAAGTTGTTACAGATTGAATAGCGTAGTCGAAGTCAATAAAACGAAACGAATCACGTGGACGGACACCCACCATCCACATCTTCATGTCGACCCGAGTTGTTGGGTACATGAAGCAGAGACCAGGGAGGAAAACACCAACTCCCGGGGTACCAGAGACGAAGTATTTAAAACTGTACGTCAATCCGCCGTACGCCTCTTGAGCGTACATCGACATCTCATAACCACGACGCCATCGACACCAAAGCGAGGCATAATCGTAATCGCTAACAACGCTAAAATCTTTCGTCCCAATGGCGGGTCTAAACCGACGTTCAAAAGGAAGGGGGCGCAGAAGCTCCCCCTGATTATCAGAACCCTTAATTGTCGGTACTTTGTTTAAACCCGCGTTCGTTTTGAACGAGTTGAAGTTAAAACTATCTGACCCGCGTCGGCGTGCCATGGATCAATAGAATCCACCTTGAGCCAGGATCGTGATACCGGAAGGACTCAAACCGCCAGAGACAGCCGCATTACCTAAACCTAGGTAACCTGCGCAGAGAATGTAGCCTTTTTCAAGGTACAAACCTTCAGACTTACCCAGCTCAATCGGAGCGGCTAAAGCGGTATTACCTACTTGAGGTGTAGGGGCGTTGGTGGCTAAAAGTTGGACACTTTGAGGGTAACCAACAGTTGAGCCACTCAGACCGACCTCAACTCGACCGATCATCAGAGCGGAAGAAGTTGAAGGAGCTGCCTGATTAGGCATGTAGACATAAAAACCGATATCGACGGTTCGCCTACCGCTGTTATCTGGATAGTCTTCGTTCGAGACGATTGCGATATCCTCGACTAAAGCAGCGTCCTCAGAAGGGAGGTCACCCACGCGGACAAGTTGAACCAAATCGGTGAGATTTGGGTTCGTAGGATCCGCAACGGGAGTCGCGCTGGTAATACGTGCGCCCCGTAAAAAAGGACGATCTACAAGACAAGGTTGCTTGTTGGTGCTAGTCGAGGCCATGTGTGAGCTCTAAATTAGTGAGTGCGAATCACGCAGCCAGCTGCGCTTGGCTTTCAGAGGAAGAACGTTCATTGCGGGTAAACTTATCCTGAGTTTCCGCAAATAAACGATCAAGAATACGCTCTAAAGTGGTGTCTTGCTTCTGACCAAAGTAGTCAGAGAGAGCACGCGTGGCCATACCCATAGGCGCGGGCTCCATACCCTTAACACCTCGGATTACATTTCCGATACCCTCAGCAATAGAACCAATCCCGAGAGCTAACTCACCGAAAGATTGCCCAGGTTTAACAGGACTGGGTGCCATAACCTGACGCCCGTACTCAGGAAAACCACCTTGGAATTGACCGGAAAAATCAATCCCAAGATCTAACTTAGGAGCATTTGGCGAAAAAGCGCCAGCACCGAAAGGGGTGAGGTAGTTGTCAGCCATCGGACTCAGCGGTACATGTTGATGGGTGGCTGCCCGATATAAGCGGCAGACCGAGGGGCCATAAACTGACGAAGATCGGCACTTCCTTGGAATTGACCGGTAGGATCTTCCACGCCCATCTTCATCGAGCCTTCTACTAGTTTATTCACATTTGTACCGGCTTCAGACGTAATTTCAGTCTGTTTTACCACGGGCATTTGCTGACTAGGCATCGTGCGGCGCTGTTCCATCAGGCGATAGGCCAACACTGGGTTAGCTTTAGCCCATTGCTCGAAAGCAGCGTCGGTCTCAATACCGAAAGCAGTCGGAGCGCCCATACCTCGCAGAGCGGCGATCGAAGCTTCAGGTTGACCTGCCTTCGTAGCTGCAGCTCGTTCTACGGCGTACATACCACGAGCGCCAGACCCTAAGCGACCGGCACCTTGGGCTTGAGCGTTAGCAGCAGCTTGACGATAATTCGACTCACCGTCATTAGTGCGGATAACTACCTGACCTGCGCCCATCATGCCGGGCTGAGTCATACCACGCATCGCGGGCTCCATCGCCTCCGGAGCTGGGGGGTTAGCGGTGTTCGGAAGGTTCGGAGTTCCTAAAGGAGCAGGAATCTGAGCCGCAGGGTTGCCGCCGGTAACTGCGGGAATCTTGGCACCGACTTCAGGATTCGCCGTGGTTGGACCCATGGGAGATTCCGGACTGAGCTGACTCCGGACTAAACCAAGCATTGCTTGCTTTGATTCCTCTGCTGTCGGACCTTGATCTTGTCGCTCACTTTCGCCGGTCATATTAAGGAGTGCGCCGAGACCTCCCACACCGGCTAAACCAGCGGCAGCTTTATAAAGGTTGGAAAGATCAGCTTGACGGGTACCTCCAACAGCATTACGTGTACCCATGGCCGTTACAGCGTCGCCTCCCATGAGAGGGCGGCTAGCAAGAGAGGTTAAAGCAGACTCTTGATCGGGAGTCATTGCTCCACCACGGGTGATATCTTCTACCCGAACTCGTTCGATGATCGGGTCAGTAACCTCGCCACCGGAAGAACGAATTAAGGAGCCGGGAACTTCCCCGCCAGGACGAGATGAGCCGCCAGGGATGCCGCTCGCTCCACCTTTGGTCGCTAAAGAAGAACCCTGCCGAACTAAAGCACCAGGCTCGCCGTACTCCAGAGCGCGTAAGTAGTCGATGCCACGAGGGCCTACGAGGTTGTCAAAAATTTCAGCAGCAGGAATGCCATAGGCATCGCTGGCTTTATTGGAAATATCCAGGATCGACCGATAAGTGCCTGGGTCAGTCGACAAAAGTTGCTGAGCTGCCTGGGACTGAGGAACCCACGCTGGTACAGGTGCTTGAGGGGAGCTAGGGACTAACGCGCTTGAACGCCCCATAATTGTTGTGCCCGGAGTAGAAAGCGCCTCCCGAATTGGGAGCGGCATCTGGCCGGGTGCCTGAGGAAGACCGGGACCGCGACGAGGACCGACGGGAGTAACCTGAGGAGCTTGGGGATATTGAGCCTGACGAGGGATACTGCCTGCAGGAACTTCGCGAGGACCAGGAAGTTGTTTTTGGAATCGCCCCGTGGCGGGATTCGGAGGAACATTAATCCGGGGCTGAACCGGAACAGGGCCGCCCTTCTTAACAAAGGACTCGAAGAAGGCACGGACAACAGGCTCAAGTGTCTGTAACTCGCGCATTCCCTGGCGCCCAGCCCCGACTAAATCTCCTAAAAGCCCAGCCATTAGAGTGCTCTACTTTATGTGTATGTTAGCGCCAATTTGCGTAGAAAAACAGACGATCAGCTCGTGACACATCAGGAGGACCAGGAATAGCTTGGATGAATTCGCCCCCACTCCGTTCAAATCGATAACGAGCAGCAACAGGATCCCTATAGTTTGGCACATAGAGCATATGCGCTAACCTGTCGGTCTCGTATAGAAAATTCTCTCTCCAGATACGTGCAGTTTCTCGTTTGTCTTGAATGTTAATAGAACGGCTGACATCACCTAGAATAGTTTCTTGACGACTGGTTGCACGACCAGTAGCAAGCTCTGTTAATCTCTCAGCATCTGCACAGCGCTCTAGCTGCTCAACTATTTTGTCATAGTAGAACTCGCTGGGGATGCTATTACACGCTTCCATTAACCTGGCGTAATCGCCAGCGGGCACTGTAGCAATATTATAACCTAGGAAATACGCAGTACGACTAAAATTAAAATCATCAAGTCTGTACCCGAAAACTTGTGGACTGTTTCTAGTTAACTGATTTACTGCGGCGTAGATTACTTCTCTCTTAGTTGCATCGGTTGTATCGGGTTGAAATACAACACCCTGTTGAGCAAGATAACTTTGTAGTTGCTCCAACTCCTGCTGAGTGAACTGGGCCACGCGCTATACTCCTAGGACTTGCCTCAGTCTACGTGAATTCAAAATTTATAGATGTCAATCTAATTCGGGAATGGGTACAAATCGACGAAAGTATTCCTCAGAGATTACGGTGGATTAAAAGACCTTCGAACAGAGTAAAAGTAGGGGATCCTGTAGGTAACAAATGCAAACGAAAAAATTTGACATACTATGAGTTTTCTCTCCTTAATACAGCTTATTTAAACCATAGAGTTTATTACGCTCTTAAGACGAATAAAGATCCTGGGGATTTAGAAATAGACCATTCAGATCATGATTATGAAAATACTGGCAAGCTTAGATTAGCGACAAGATCACAACAAGCTGCGAACCAAAGACCTAGAGGACTAAAAAAATATAAAGGAGTACATCATGATAAACGAGATGGTAGATTCTACGCCCGAATTAGAGTTAATTACAAAAGAATAAGTCTAGGAGGCTATTTAACAGAAGAAGAAGCCGCTTTCGCATATAACGAGGCGGCCCTGAAATATTTCGGTGAGTTCGCTTATTTAAACGTTATTCAACATAAATCGAGTCATCAGCCAGAACTTCATCCCAATCAACCCGCTTAATCGAACGAAGTTGATCCAGTTTCGTAAAGCGCTCACCAGGAAGCGACTGCTTGAGTTCGTAAATCTCGGTTGCAGTCTTTAAACCAACTCCTTTAAGAATCTGGGTCAACATCTGAGGTGTGGCGTTGTTCAGATTAATCCGATTCAACGCCGGAACTTCCGAACGAACAATCTGCCTACCACGGCGCTGCTTAACGGGTTTTGCCCCCTCCTCAGGCTCTTTAACGGACTCAGTGAGCTGCTCTTTGTAAGCGAAAAATACCTTACCCGTCGTTTGAGACCGAACCATATGGTACTCACCATCGTCGTGAGTACTCAAGAGATCTACTTTGACACCGCTGGGTTTGTAGGTGTACTCCTTCATTTGAGTGGCAGTCATCATGTAGCCATAATCTAAGATAGTTTACCCAAGATAGACTGAAAAAAGCCAGTCGTACCTTCCAAATGCCGAACCCCACTAAATTTCGTTTAGCAGGACAGGCGATTCCTGTACTTAATACGTTATTGGATGCGGCGAACGTCGGATACGAATTGGTGAATCCAAATGAACCGCGTAGGGGACAGCGGTTACTAAACGCAGCTGTCGTAGGAGGCGGAAATGTAGGTGCAGGGGTTCTGACAATGGGTGCAGACGTTATTCCTCAGTTACTTGGAGCGTTTGGCGTTAAATCTCCTGTTCAGAACGTTAACCCTGACGCCCAACTACGACGCTTAGCCTACCGACTCGGCCAAGGCAAAGAAATCGGATTACACAACGAACAGCAAGACGCTGCTATCCGCCAACTAGCTCAAAAAGTACAACGAGAGCAGATGTTAAACCCAGAGGAAATTCGTTTGATTAAGCAGGCTTTCTCATCCGGAACGTACTGACAATAAAAAACCCCTCCCGAAGGAGGGTCTCCACCCGAACCTGAAGTTTATCAGGAGGGCACAGTCGAAGTGAAAACACTGGACTCCACCACGCCGCCAGGCTGAAGAGCCAAGTCGTCGCGCTTGGGAGCAGAGTCAGGCACGATCCAGCACACTTCGCACACAGCGAGTGCTTTGTCCTTGCCTTTCAGGCTGCCCACACCGGCACGGGGGTCGAAAGTACCCGAAGCCAGAGTCAGACCAGAAGCAACAACACCGCCGAGGTTGCGGGTGGCGAACAGCCTCCAAGTGGTCTCAGCCGCCAGAGCGGAGAGGTTGTTGGAGTTGATGATGTTCACCGAGGCATTGCTGCCGTTCTCGATGCGGCTGCTGGAACCGGTTACGGACACACCGAACTGACCCGACACAACGGTGCCATCGCTGCGGAGACCTTGGTTCATTGCGGGAACCAGGGTCAGCTGAGGAGTAGCGGAACCGCCACCCACACCGCTGCTGATCACATCGCCGCCGTCCACACGGAGAGAGGCACGATACACATAAGCGCCAGCAGGCACTTTGATACCGTCGGTGATATCCGAACGGATGTCCTTGTGGAAATCCGGAGAGGGGATGATCACATTGGCGCTGCTGAAGGCTTGATTAGAGCCGTTCAAACCGGAACCATAAGGCTGGGTGTAGTAGTCCAGCTGGTTGTTGGTGCCGAGGGCCTGGTAAGACAGGTCGACATAACCGATTGCCTGTTGGGCAATCCAACCGGGACGGAACACCACGCCGACAGGACCGCCAATAGGCTGACCAGTCAGGGTTTCGGAAGTGCCGTTTTCGTTGTTAAAAACAACGGACTTTTCTTCGTGCCAGTAACGAAGAACATTGGTGTAGTTACCAGGATAAATCTTGGCAACTTGGAGCTGGTTAGAGTTGATTGCCATCGTTAGTTACCTCCTCAAGCGTTAAAGGAGTACGCGATGGTGGCGAAGTCAGCGTTCAGGAGTTCGAAACCTGCGTACAGGCTCCAAATCATCATGATGAAACGGCTGAAGTCGTCATTGTTGTTCAGCAGCACCTGAGCGTTGTTGCCGCCGATACCGACGCCCACGCTCTGAGGACCGAAGAACATACCAATAGCGCTCTCGTAAGAAGCAGCGGTACCGCCGATGGTGGCACTCTGGTTCTGAGAAGGCATGTTGGTGGATTCGAAGAAGCGCACTCCTTCGAACACGAAGCCGGTGGGCATGATGGGCTCACCAGCCACGAAGGTGGCCTGACCGAAGCCCTGACCCATGTACAGCGCAGCGTTGGGCTGCATTGCGGACATGAGGGGGTTGATCTGACCGTTGCCAGGATAACGAGCGACCTCGCGGAAATCGCTGTTCTGACGCAGGTGCATCAGGAAGGTAGGATCGCAAACGCAGCGATAGAAACCGTCCTGATAGGTAGGAACGTTACGCTTACGCAGGCTCTTCACCACGCGCAGCAGGTCGTCCTTGACGTCGAACTTAGCTTGTTCGGCGTTGCTGTAGGTCAGAGAACCAACAGCGAGATCACCAGGGTAGTAGTAACCACCTTGGGTGTCAGAAGCCTGACCCTTAGAAACAGCTTTCAGGAGTTCGTTGATGAACACCCGGTCGCGCCAACGACGATAGTCGTCGAGCAGAGTCAGCGAACCAATCGACTGGTGGAAAGCGGTCAGGTTGCCGGTATCCAGCAGCAGACGCTGAGCGGTGATCAGGGTCTCACGAGCAATCTTGAAGGTGCTCGGTTGAGTGGGATCACTCGGGTCAGCAGGACCGGTGTACTCGCGAAGAGTCACGAGCACTTTGTCCTTCACGATGTTGCGGCTGTTAGCAGTACCGATGGTCTGCTCTGCAGTACGCTCACGTGACTCTTTGCTTCCCGGATTGCCCCAGAACCTGTAGCGGTCTAACTGCACAGTCTGGCCTGGCTGCTTGCTGAAGTCGTGAACGACCACAGGCTCTGCTGCCATCTCTACAACGTACGCGGGGTGCGGACGATAGAGCTCGGCGCCGAGAAGCTTCGGGAAATCATTATCGACAAACACTGTCGATATCTCCAGAAACTACAAAACAAGTTTAACCATAAATAGCGGTTAAACTACGAGAAAATGTCGCATTTTTAGCGTTAGATCGATTTTTGATTGCTGCTGTTGACAGAAGGACTGAACGTACGTACCAAATTACGTACACCCTCGGAACCTTGCAGGTAAATAGAGCCGTAATTAGATACATAACGAGCTGCACCGCCCCTGTAGATATACCTCAAAGCAGCCGACATCAAACCAGGCGCAGTAGAACGAACTGTCTCTGTATAAGTCTTACAATAAACAGGAGGATTGTAGACCCACTCAGCTCGATTAGCCGTACCTTGAGAACCGAGGCTGTTTGTTAGAAGACCGCCCTCATAACGACCGTGGGTGACTCCACCGCCGGTCTTACCCTGCGCAGCAGTATTCCCTTCCGGAGTGTTGTAAGGAGTGTAATCTTGGTTATCCGGAGCTGAACCTCCGAAATACGTGTACTTGCCAGCGTCTCTGATCCCAAATTCGGGACCAAGAGACGTCTGAACTTTAGCGTTAGCAATCGTAGTAACGCTTAACGCTCTGTAACCGTTATAAACACTCAGAACTCCACTGGCTTGGTAGTCGGAATCCTGAAAATCGGTCCAATAACCCGATACAGCAGGTGGGACTGATCGCCACGCTGTGGTTGAGTACACGCCAGAGGTCATCGGACCGGGCGCAACGATGCCTAAATCTGCGCCAATGTCCTGAATCCCAGAACTAAGAACGATAAAGCCCTCAGAAACAGGTCCGCTCTGAATTCTGTGTAATCCGGTGGCGTATTTGTAGTTGGAGAGAGGAATGTAGCCCACTTATTTACACCAACTACATGTATTGTAGCCTTATTCTGGCGTAACGGGAGCAATTTGGTTATTTAAAGTCTGGATATCGTTGCTGATCAGAGCCATATCGCGCTCATAAGCAGCTTTAAGTTCAGAAAGCTCTTTTTTCAGCGTTTCCAGCTCGTCAGCAGGAGAAATACGCTTGCGGCGACCAATCGGATTAGCCATTTGAGCTCTGTTTCTTACGTTTAATATACTCGGAAGCTTTTTTCTTCGCTTTGACGCGTTCGGGCAGCTTCCCTTTAGTTTTTTCCTCGTACTCCTTCACTTTTTCCTTGGAAATTTCGCCACGCTCCTGCATGGCATAAAATTTGCGCCTTTGACTTTCCGACTTGAAGGGCACAACTGTAAAAAACGCTAGTTCAATCGTAACGTACCGCTAGACAATAAAAAACCCCGCTCGCTCAAAGCGGGGTTTGTCCCCATCACCCCTGAGTTTAGGTCAGGCGTTGTCCAAGAACAAGAGTTTTGAGCGGAACGCTTCGGGACCCATGTTGGACAGGTAACGCCAAGCGTTTTCAGGGCTCTGGTTCATGACTTGGCTGAAGTTCTGCCACTGAGCATCAGCGTCGGGGGAGGGAGCACCGGCCACGGCGGAAGCGGGCACGGCGGGAACCTGATCGTACTGAGGGTTGTACTGTTGAGCAGGTTGCTGTTCGTCTACAGGATACACTTCAGTAAAGAAACGGTTGGTGTAATCAGCTAAGTGATCAGGATCCGTCAGGATAGCTTCCATAGCAGCCCCGCGATTGGAAACTTCCTCCAGCACTTGATGCTGCTGAATCAGCGCATCTTCGAGCGTGGTGGCGTACTGATTGAGGATACCCGGAGCCTCGATACCGAAGTGATTAACGACGGCGGATGTTTCGGGACTTAGGCTTGGAGCCTGTTGTTCCGTAGAAGTCGGATAGGAAGTTTGGGTCGTAGACCCGTTGTTGTAGTAGGTCGGCTGAGCCGTAGGGGCTTGGTAAGCCCACGGTTGGGCCTGTGAAAGCTGACTGAGTTGTTGAATATCCGCCGCCGTCAGTTGGGGTTGCGCTGACGGTGCTGTCTGGCTGGGCGACGGGGAGAGCCGGGACACTATCCGGTCCAAGCTGCCCAGCGCTGCTTCCCAAGGGTTGCTCGGGGAGGATACGGACAGAGACTGGTTGTACTGGCTGTTGGTAGAAGGGACCGTAGCCTGTTGTGCCGGCGATGGCGCTTGGGGCATAACTGCCGAAGGCACCGCCTGGGTACTGGCTACCCATTGCGGGTAAGCGGTTGAACCCTGGTCCGCCGCCGGGGCCGCCGCCTGAGGGGCTGCTACCGCCGGGGAGACCGGGCTCGGGATCGAAGCTGGGATCTGCTGGCTCATAGCTGCCCGAGTAAGTCAGTTCTTGCGCGAGGTGGTCAAACGTCCTATAAAGTAAGGGCGTTAGGTTTAGCCGAGGATCAGCCGCTAA